CGCCATTTACTAATTATATAAAATTTAAATTTGCTAAAAGAAGAGCTGATGATCTAGAATATATACCACTTAACAATGTTGATAATATTGTTCTAACTTTGGAAGATGGTGCTAGAAGCCAGTTGAAATTTAATAACGTACCCCATAAAGATATTAAAATGATCGAGGGTGAGGTCTTATTTAAAATTGATGAAGGTAACTCTAAAATATTAAATAGAAAGGGCAATGGTAAATTTTATATTTCTGTTGAAAATGGTAACGAAGAGACAATGTTAACATTTGGTAATTTTACTAAAGGCTAATGATACTAAATAGTAGAAATAATTTATTTGATTTTCGTTTTCCTAGGAAATTTATTCCTGAAGAAGTTGCTGATAAGTATAAACCTTATTTAAATAAAATACCGGGTAACTTATTAGCAGAACCAGTTGACTTTGTTAACTATTCAATCCAAGGCTTAAATATTCCTGGAATAAGTTTTGATCCAACAACACAAGCTGATAATGACGGGACTATAAGATATCATAGGGGTTCAGTTCCAATCCAAAATACAATCCAACGTCAGTTTACAGTAACCTTTCAGCTATTGGATGGATATATAAACTACTGGATAATGATGGATACTTTATTATATTATTATGCCAGAGAAACAAGTGAAGATTATATCCAACCATTGACATTAAGGATATTAGATTCAGAAGGTAGTAGCGTTGCTTACATGCAATTTGAATATATAATAATGAACTCAATCAATGAGTTGAGTTTAAGTATGGCTGATAATGTGGCTGAATTCAGTACGTTTGAAGTTAGTTTTTTTTATAATAAATTGAATTTAAGACTAGAAATAGAATAAATAGAATATGAAGACATTTAATACATATTTAGTTGAAGAACAAATTACTGAAAACGATATTCAGTTAATAAAAGAGGGTATTGATGAAGAATGGACCCCTGAGTTGGAGGCAAGGGTAGATGCTGCGATCGATGCATTTGTTGAAAAATACTCAGATGCTGAAGGTAACTTAAGCATAGAATCCCTTGAAGCTTTAAATGAAGAAATGACTAATGAAGGTGTTATGGGCTCTGTTTTTGGTGGATTAACTGGTTTCGCACTTGGTAAATCAATAGGTAAAATGGTAGCCAAAGTATTAGGTGTTAAAAAAGGCGTACTATATGATCTATTAACTTCAAGATTAGTAGGAGCAGCTTTAGGAGCTAGTATTGGTAAAAAGTTTTAAAATGAACTATATTGCAATTGACTTTTCTTTAAACTCACCTGGCATATGCATTTACAATGATAAAAGTAAGATGTATAGGTTTATTAGTTATCTTAAGCCTAAAACAGGTACTAAAAAAGATCAATCTTTACAAGAAGAACTTGGTTTTTTAAAGGATGTAACTATCGTCAAACAGCCAGATTTTACTAACGATCAAAACTATTCGGGTACTGAACTGTCAAAGGTAAAAAGATATGACCGAATGGCTGATGAAATAATTAATCTTATTCTACAAGAGTCTTTTGAAGGAGACTCATTCACTATTGCATTCGAAGGAACTTCATATGGGTCAAAGATGGGTACTAATAATATGATCGATATGGCAGCAGGAGCAGCAATTTTAAAACTAAAGATGCTAAAGATCTTAAAGCCTGAAGATTTGCTAACGGTTGCGCCAACTACAATTAAGAAATTTGCCGGTAAAGGTAATATGAATAAGACTCAAGTCTTCGATGCTTTTGTAGCTAATTCAATAGATGACAAGTCTCTGCTTAAAAGCCCTTTCTATAGTCTGATTAAAGATTTAGACTGCGGGAAAAAGATACCAAAGCCAGTTGACGACCTTATCGACGCTTTCTTTCTCACAGCAATGATAGCTAAAGGTACTTAGACCAGCTACTAACCTTATCTCTCCCCCTCATTGACATAAGTTGTATGCAAGGTCTGGTATATTGTTTCAATAAACTAAAAAAAACTTAGCTTTCTTTGATAACAAATTATACAATGAAACAAAATAAAAAAAATATATATAACTATGGTATCAATTCAAATGGATAATAAAGAGTTAAATACATCAGATCACTTTCAATTAAATAAAGTCTTAGTAAAGATGGTGTTAAACGGCTTAATTAGTAAAATTGAGCGCGAACAGCTATTACACAAAGCTAAACTGCTTAAGTTAAAAGATGGAAAGTGGAAAGATGAAAATGGTTCAATATTAACTTTGCATGGTCCTGAAACAATAGATTGATTTTAACTATAATTCTTGAATTTTAAAGGTAACTAAACAATTTAAAGTAATGAGCGAAAATTTTGACATTTTTAACCTAGGCGTAGAAGACGTAGAAACACATCAGCCAGCAGCAAAAACAACATCAACTGAAGTCTACAAACCAAAAGCAGACGACGGTAAAGACGGAACATATAAAGCACTTATTCGCTTTGTTCCCAACCCAGAAAATCCACGCAAATCACTTATCCAAAAGTACGTTCACTGGTTGACTAACCCATCTGGTGAAGGCAAACTAGTAGACTCACCACAATCAATTGGTGAAAGGTGCCCAATTGCAGACGTGTTCTGGAAACTACGTAAAAGTGATTCTGCAGTTGATCGTAAAGCTTCAGAAAAATTAAAGCGCCGTCAACAATACTATTCTCTAGTTAAAATAATTAAGGATCCACAAAAACCAGAATTAGATGGTACTTATAAAGTATTTAAGTTTGGTTATAAGATTAAAGAGAAGATTGACGCTGAGTTAAAGCCAGATTTCGGTGAGCCAACACAGGTATTTGATCTATTTGAAGGTAAAAACTTTGAGCTAGTTATCACTCGCCAAGGTGAATATAATAACTATGATAAGTCTAAATTTTCTTCAAGCCAATCATCAATCATTATTGGTGATGCTCCAGCAGAGCGCAGTAAAGAGAGTATGGCAAAAATTAAAGAAGAACTAAAAGAAGCACCATCTCTTGATACATACGATTACCAACCATGGGATGAAACAACACGAAACTTTGTCAACGACGTACTTAAAATGTATTTAAACCCAGGTGATTCTGTTTCTGAAGTTTCTAACCCAGCGCCAGCAAAAAGTGCGCCAGTAGAGTCTAATAGAGAGGAAACTTCTACACCTCAAACAGATACTACCACTACCAGTAAACAAGAAAATTCTAATGTAAGTACCGATGACGATTTAGATTCATTTCTAGATAACTTAGATATTTAAAATTTTTATAAAAAAAATGTTAAAGGGCCTTCTGTATTTTTTACTCAGAAGGCCTTTTTTTATATTTAATTGCATTACGGAATGAGTGACATCAAACTTAATGAAGAGTTTAAGGATAAGATTAGGAGTGCTATTAAAGAAATTGTTGTAATATCACATTCTAATTATAATAAAACCATGGTTAAAGAGCAGCATGGCAGACTGACTATGGCATGCCCATACTGTGGAGACTCTAGTAAAGATGATAACAAGAAGCGTGGTAATTTATATTGGGATACTTTGCAGTATCATTGCTATAACTGCGGCCATCATACTAATATACACACAATGGCTAAGGAGTTTAAAATTAGACTGGGTACTAGCCAGGACTCATTTAGCGTTATTGACTATATCCAGAACAATAAAACTAGAGTAAAAAAATCTGATTCTTTACAACATAATATCTTAAAGAAGTTAAATGATATTGCAATTACTATTGATGACTTTAAAAAGTTTGCAGATGCAAAGGAGATAGAGCCCGGTGAATGGATATGGTTTAAGCTAAAAGAAAGACTCTTACATAATCGAACAGAAGATTTTCTCTATTCACACAAAACGTCTAAACTCTGGATCTTAAATTTTAGCACTAATGGTAATATCATTGGTGTACAAAGTAGAAGAATGAAAGGTTATGGTCAGCGATATCTAACATATGATATCGAAAAAATTTACCATGATATGAAAAGAGAGCATGGTTTAAATGAAGATGAACTAGTACAAGCTAATAAAGCATCTACTCTTTTTGGTGTTATGCAAATTAATTTTCAAATGCCAATTACAATATTTGAAGGGCCTATTGATGCTAAGTTTATGCGTAATTCGCTTGCACTTGCAACTGCTAATAGGACAACAGAAGAGTTTGATGAAATTGCAACCGTTAGGTATATGTTTGACAATGATAAAACAGGTAAAAAGAAAATGACTAATAAATTAAAAAAGGGCCGGCCAGTCTTTATGTGGCATAAATTTTTACAAGATTTTAAGTTAGATAAATATAACATAAAGGATTTAAATGATCTGGTGTTAAAATGTTACGAACTTAAAAGTAGTGCATACAAAGATATTAATGATTACTTTACATCAAATCAATTAGATCTATGGTACGTATAGAAGAATTTATGGTTGATAACGAGATAGATGATTTTTACAAAGATTCTAACCGATTTAAAGGTTATAAGCTTATAGTTGATTTTGATCAAATAGATCTTAACTTTATACCAAAAGGCTTTAATGTAGGAGCACCAAAGATGAAACAAAAACAAAGGTCTTCTATTTACGTAAAACCTAAAGATGATAAAGAATCTCTTTTTTAAAAAAAAGTAAATGAGTAAAGAAAAGATAATTACGCTCGACGAAAAATTAAGCACTCAACGTCAAAATTGGTCTAATAAAATTAAAAATTTAGCCCAGGGTTTAAAGAATATTAACCAATTAGATACTGTAATATCAGATGTTTTATCTACTAGGCAGATATTAATAGATAACATGGCTTATATTAATGTCAAGATAAAGGAGCAAAAGGCAACAATTGCATCTAGATATAGAGAAGCATATATAAGATATTATGAATATGACTACAAGCTAGCTGAAAAACAGAAAGAGCGTTTTATTGAGACTGATCTTAGAGATGAAAATATAATCCTTTCACATCTAGAAAACCAACTTGAATTTATAAAGGAATCGGTTAAGACCCTAGATAATATGGGCTTTGCCATCAGAAACAGATTGGCTTTAAAAGATTTATAGTTTAAAATGAAAATTTCACTAACAGATAACAAACAACTATTAAGAATAGATTCGGCTACCGAAATGGAGATCGAACAACTTAATATATCCTTAAATAAGAGGATTGATTCATGGCGTTTTAATCCGTTAGTGAAGAAGGGTTTATGGGATGGTTACATTTCATATATTAAAGACGATAAGTGGATTCCATCTGGTCTTTGGCGTGAAGTAATGATAATTGCCAAAGATTATAATTACGATTTGAATTTAAATGGTATTACAAATCTATTTGACCGTAATATTCAACAAGAGGCCTTTAAAGAATGGGCATTAGACTTTTTTGATGGTCACCCAGATGGCATCTCACCCAGAGACTATCAAATAGAATCAGCTTTTAACATCTTAAAATTTAGGCGCTGTCTGGCTGAGCTAGCAACATCAGCCGGTAAAACCTTAATCTCATTCTTGACCGTGGCTTATATGCTAGAGAAACAGAAGGCCGAGAAGATACTTTTTATCGTACCTAACGTTTCACTTGTAGTTCAAGCATCAGAGGACTTCTTAGACTATAACTGGAAGAATAGAGTTAAGATCAAAGTACAGCAGATCTACAGTGGCCAGAAGATTAGAGCTGGGCGTAATGTTGTGATTGGTACATATCAGTCGCTTGTTAAGAAGAAAGCTGATTACTTTGACCAGTTTGATGCAGTTATCATTGACGAGACACATAAAGCTAAGTCACAGTCCATTAAAACCATTTTATCAAAGTGTAAGAATGCAGACTATAGATTCGGACTATCAGGTACGATCCCTAAACCAGGTTCATTAGATCGATTAACCTTAATGTCATATACAGGCCCTGTAATTACAGAGGTGACTGCTAATTATTTACAGAATGAAGGCCATATTGCTAAATGTAACGTAAAGGTAATTAAGATGGACTATGCAGCACAAGCTACAAAAGAGGCTTTTAGAGAGATGGCGTTTAATAAATACGAAAGCAAAGATGTCTTTAAATTTGAACAAAACTATGTTATTCAGTCACCAGGCAGACTCAACTTTATCTGCAATGTTATTTCTAGAATACCGCGCAATTCCCTTGTACTTTTCCACCGGATTGAACATGGTCAACGTATTTATGAGAAGCTGCGCCAAGAGAGTGACAAGAGAGTCTACTATGTTGACGGTAATACTGGCAAAGACATTCGTGAAGAGTATAAGAAGAAGATGGAAGCCGGCGAAGAGGTTGTGATTGTAGCATCTTATGGTACATTTTCAACCGGAATCTCAATTAAAAAGATCCATAATATATTCTTTACAGAGTCATTTAAGTCTGAAATTATTATTCGCCAGTCAATTGGTAGAGGCCTTAGACAACACTCTTCAAAAGACTCCGTTAGTATTATAGATTTTGTAGACGATATTAGTTTACCGGACTGGGAAAACTATTTAATTCGACATGCTAAGGCTAGACAGAAGATCTATAAGGAGCAGAAGTTCAAGTACGATATAAAAAACGTTACATTTAAAGGTGATATATAACAATATAATACACAATTAAAAAAAATAAATATATGAAAAAAGTAGTAACATTTGAACAATTTGCCGAACAAAAGGCAAAACAGGCGCAAGCTCAGATTGAAGAGGAAGTGTCTGCAAAAAGAGACGCTTCGGCAAATAGCTTTAAAAATTTACTAGCAGAATTTGGTGTAGCTTCAATGGATGAACTATCTGAAGAAGA